GGAATAGTTAACGGTGGAACAACACCTCCACCACCTCCACCACCTCCACCACCTCCACCACCTCCAACACCTCCAACACCTCCAACACCTCCAACACCTCCAACACCTCCAACACCTCCACCACCTTCATCAACTTCAACGTCATCATTTTCATAATTATAAAGTAATTTTAGTTTAGAAAGTTTATCATAATCACTATCTTTAAAGAATGATAAAAAACCTTTCCATTGGTTGTTTTGTGTAGGATGCGTTTTAAAATATTCTAAAAACAGTTTTACTTTTTCTCCAAGAAGAAGTTGTTCAAAGTATTTTTTTAGTTCTTCCTTTTTACATAACGAAAGTTGTAAATCTTCTATTGATGATGTTGGTGTCAAGTTGTTTTCATCGAGTTTTTCATGTATTTCATTCATTAAACATTCTGCCTTAATTATTTTTGTCGTAATAGGAAATGGTTTTTTTTCGACGACGAAAGTTTTCATGATATGATAGAATAACATAAAAAGATACAGTTCATCAAAAGTATCGGCAGTAACCGTAGAACACTTTTTGCGAACTAACACCTTATCGCCAACTTTAAATGTCGCCCGTACGTCCTTCTCAGCATAAGTGTATTCTTTTTTCCCTGCTTGGCCGGTGGTATTTATCAAACGATTGCCTTGATCATCTGTACCGTTACTAAGAAATTTTTCTCCAGGTGACCAGACCTCTGTAACTAACTCTTTGCGAATTAACACCTCATCGCCAACTTTAAATGTCGCCCGTACGTCCTTCTCAGGATAAGTGTGTTCTTCCTCTGCTTGGCCGGTGGTGATTATCAAACGGTTGCCTTGATCATCTGTATCGTTTCTATTAAATTTTTCCCCAGTTGACCAGACCCCTGTATCTAAATCTTTACGAACTGACACCTCATCACCAACTTTAAATCTCGCCCGTACGTCATTCTCAGGATAAGTGTGTTCTTTATTTTCTTGGTCGGTGGTGATTATCAAACGGTTGCCTTGTTCATTTGTAATGTTTCTACCAAATTTTTCTCCAGGTGACCAGACCTCTGTAACTAACTCTTTGCGAATTAACACGTCATCACCAACTTTAAATGTCGCTCGTACGTTTTTCTCATCATACTTGTGGTTTTGCAATAACTGGGGTAACCAGACCTCTGTATCAAATGTCAACCGAACTGGTTTTTTTATTGGATTTAACGGGTTCTTGTCGGGGTCTTGAAAATATAGAATTATACTGATTACCACCGCGATGACAATCAATACCACGTTGATGATTAGGATATCGGTCCTCATTGTTTTTTGTTTTCTATTTTCTTTTTAATAAATTTACTTTTATTTTTTTATTCAGAAAAACACTATAAAATGATTTGTTTTTTCCGTCAAGAAAAACAAATCAACATATAAAATACAAGAATGCGTTATCCATTACCTAAAATACTGCGGAAACAATTACGGTTCTATCAACCGTTGGATATTTATACCCATCAATTCTTGAGGCCGAACGAACGTACGATCGAACACGTGATTCCGGTAAAGAGAATTCCGAATGATAAACGTATTCAGTTGGATCCGTCTCATTTGTTTATTACCCATCTGGAAATGAATCAGTTCCGTAGTCATTTCCGATTTGGCGGTTACGACGAGGAAGAACCGCGAAATGAAAAGGGGTGGAAGGAACTCAACGGCAGTTACCAAAATCGTAAAAAAGGAGTGTTTTATCCACGATACAGTCACCGTTTATTGGCCCATATCCTTTGGAAAATGATGGATAAATATCCACCGTTGCGAGATTTTGAAAATCATTACTTTGAAACTACGGAATGTTGGAATCAATGGCTCCAAAAACCATGGACACCCGTTGAAAAAGTTATTCTCGAAAACAATCATCGTTTGCTAAGTAAGTAAGTCAACAAGCAACTACTTGCCAAGGCGGTGAGGATGGTAAGATAATAGAACATATAGAGAAGAGGGAAAAATTTATGCATGGCATTGGATTTGGATTTCTGCAGGAACAAGGTATATTTATCCAGGACTTGCGGAAGAAAAAAGAGGTTCAAGATTCCAAAAACCATTCCCAAGAAACTTATGAATTTTTGGTTCCTCACCACACATTGAAATAACAAACCAATCAAAGGCACAACGATGTTGACAAAGAAGAGAAACAATCGTTCGTTTTTATTCAGCTGGATGTTTTCCAGGTAAAATAGTAAAATCGTCGAAATAAAACTGCTGTACAAAAAAGTAAAAAGAATGAATAATTGTACCAAGTGTATAAGGGATACAACGGATACCATTTTTAAATTGTGGCGACGAACCATTTGTTTGTTTTAATTTTTACACCCGTTTTAAAATGTTAAAAATTATTTTTTTTCCGAAAATTGATTTGACTGTGTGGGACGAAGAATCACTAAAAACCAACAAAAAATAGAAAAAAGATGCTTCCGGTTCGTTGTTTCACATGCAACAAAGTTTTGGGCCACCTTGAACACGATCTCCATACTTGGAAAAAGGAAAATACCGATAAAAACTTGCTCCCCTTTTATGAATCGCATCAGATCGTGCGGTTGTGTTGTCGAAAAGTGCTTCTCACCTACTATAACGAAGACGACTTTCTCCACCAACACCACGTCACTGAAATCCCTTCCAGCATTAAAGTTCAACCCTCCACCCCCTTTACACAAATCTACCGGGCCGTTTAAAAGGTCGGGTTAAAGTTCCAGTGAAGTTCTTCAAATAGAGATTTACAAATGTCGTCGTGATAGAACTTGCGGTCAATCGTTTTGAGAATGTTAAAGTCTTCTTTCTTGCACGGAAACTTGTGGCGTTTTAAGAGTTGATACAGAACGTACTGGGTATTGATAAAGTTTTTACGGTCTTGTTGTTTGTGTTTCTTGTCATACAGGGCCGTTAATTGATCGAAATCGTGCAACAATTGATTTTCCAGGTGTGTGACATCGGGGGGTTGAATACCCGTGAAATGAGAATGGATGAGGACCACGTCTTCATAATGTTTCGTGTGTTTGCAATCCTTTAGAAACAACATAATGTGTTCCTTGGTAATATTTTTAAAGGCCGTACCCTTGGGAAGATCGGTGTAATTGGGTGGAATGAGGTCGTGAAGAAGAAACTGGTGAATCAGGTCATCGTACACGGTCTTGTCAATCGTACAATTCTGTTTTCCCTGGAACTGGTTGATACAGTCCTTGAAATGGGTGATTCGGTCGTACAAATACTTGCTCGCAAGGTTGACACGATTGATATCCTTGAAGGATATACTCGTCGACACATTATTCTGTTCGGGAGTGAATCCACACTTTTCGCACACCAGCATATTTTCATGAGACATGATCAAATGACTATGGTCACACTTTTCGACATTCTTTCCTTTTGTGGAGATGGTAGATGACGATGATGACGAGGAGGACGATAAGGACGATAAGGACGAAGATTTCGGTCGTTTCATCGTGGTTGATTCCAATGACCCGGTGTCGCGTGCAAGACACCCATCCTCCTTACTCGCGGTAGCACCGACGCCATCATTATTTCCTTTGTGGTATTTCAAGGAATCAGTGTTATTTCCTCCTCCACCGAGACAACCCCCATCGGCCAAGTCAATGGTCTTTTGTAGACCACTCAGATCCATACCCATGTATAATTTCGGAAAATAATTCTCAATAAGCACAAGGTATTCTTGAATAACCTCCTGTGTAGTTTTTTTTTCATGATAAGACGAAAAAGAGGTCACGTCCTTATCCTCCGGATAAGAAAAATAGGGAAATTTCCACAAGGACGACGATTTATTATTCTCCTGTTCTGTCGTACTTGTAGAAGATGGGTCTTTCGCGGACAATGACAACGTCGAGGACGAGGAGGAAGAGGAGGACGCGGCAGGTCCAAAACGAATCTTTCCTCTTTCGCGTATCCTTTTTTGATAGACGGTTAATAAGGGAAGCGCCTGTACCAAGTAAAAATCAAAAATCAATCCGGTAGGATCCTCTCGATCGTCATCTTTCTCCATTTCCAATGACTTGGAAATTTCATTCAACACCATGGATTCAAAAATATCACGGTTCCCTAATTGAAAATAATGTTGAATCTTTTGATGAATACTCACGATATCAATCAAATTCGATTCATCCCCATTCGTACGCAGCATCGTTTTCTTTGATTATGGTTATATCTTTTTGTTATATATCTTTTTGTTATATATCTTTTTGTTATATATAACTACTTACTTTTTCAAATTCTTCGAAATCATGCATCCAATCAAACTCTTTGAACAATCATTTCTCGTTCCATTTCTTCCTCGTCCAGAAAGGGTTCCATATCTTCAAACGGTCGGTTACTAAAGGTTCCGTCCTTGTTGGGTTTGGCACACAGTCGTGGGTATCTTCCTTGTAAACGAACAAACAATTCAAGAATCATGGGCTCTTCAGAAAACAGAAATTCGCGTGCGCTGTATTCGATATCGTCCACCGTATGAAACGATCGGTATCCAAGACCGTACGCCGATGCAAGTTTCGAGGTGCTTGGAAACGATATCCCCGACGCGCTGTCGACGCCGCAAAAATTCTTTTCAAAAAAGTTGGTCTGTGTCAGCACATTGGCGCCATAAGAATCGTTGTTGGTAATAATTACCTTGACCGGTACACCGTGATGAACCAATGTCTGCAACTCTTGTACATTAAATTGAAGGGCTCCCTCCCCCATCACACACATGACCACTCTTTTGGTCTTCCGGTCCTCATTGCTGCTGTCGCCGACGCTGTCGTATCCCGCAAGTGCCGCCCCAATCGCGGCCGGTAATTCGAATCCCATATCTCCCTGGGAACTCAGAATAAATCGATCCCCTTTTTTGATTTTGACAATCCTCCATGTAATGGGTAATCCCGAACCCGAAGAACACACCACCACCTTATTTTCTGGTGCAAGACGGAACAAGGCCTCCAGTCCAGCATACGGACACATCTTGGTCGTGGTGGTGGGGGTGATTGGCATTTCAAGTGCCCAACGATCTTTCCAGCGACCCACCGTCTCGATCCATGTTTCGTGACCACATCCGTCGGATGCCGATCTTTCTTTTTGATGGAGCTGATGCAAAGGATGAAAAAAATCATTCAAATCGGATTCTATTTTGACAACTCTTCCCAACAAGTTATCCTTATCCAGTTCGTTTCGATCTTTATCCACCATTATAATCTTCGCTTCCCTTGCAAACCAATCGGCGCGATAACCCACGACGGCCTGGGCAAGACGACATCCCAGCACCAGCACAAGATCGGCATTCTGAATCGTAAAATTGCCCTGTCGAGAACCCACGACACCTACACCACCAATCATCAAGGGATGGTCCGATTCCAACAAATCCGTTCCATGGAAAGAGTACACGACCGGGATCTGGAAGGTTTCCACAAACTGTCGAAATTCTTTCGGACAGGAGTGTAAACCATTGCCCGCCAATACCACCGGTCTCTTGGATTGCATCAAACATCGGTACACCTCTTCGTTTTGTGGAATCACAAAGGCCGTTGGTGGCGTCGTCGCAAACATGAACGACGATAACAGTGCATCGATTTCCATTCCTTGAATATCCAAAGGCACCGATAACCACACCGGGCCTCGTCGATCTTCAAGAAACGATCGGATCACTGATTGAAGTTTAGGCACCACTTCCTCCAACGTTCCGATTTCTTCCGCCGCCTTGGTAATGGGCTCGACCATGCGCACAATATCACAATCGGCACCCGCAAAATGCCGGATCTCTTTCCCCAACGACCGGAAATATCGGATCGATTCCTGGCTCTTTACCTGGCCCGAAAGAAAAAACACCGGGACACTGTCCTGGTACGCATCCAAACACGCCGTCAACGCGTTGGTGGCACCACATCCCGCCGTCATGACGACCATGGAGGAACGGCCACACGCCTGGGTGTAGCCAATCGCAGCAAACCCACACGCCTGTTCGTGGTGGCAATAAAACTTTTTTATTGGTTTACATTTGGAAACAGAATCATTCAAATGCATCGAAAAACCACCCGTCACCGAAAACGCCGCGTCCACACCACCGATCGTCGACAATTGTTTTACGATAAATTCGCTCACCTTCATATTTTTTGGATTTTTTTTGGATTTTTTTTGGATTTCTCTCTATTTATATTGAAATATATTTATATATTTATATATTTATATATTTTGTTGAGTATATCAGCCGTTTCTACAAATTTTGGGATGATAAACCGGTGTGCGAAGAACAATTGGTTGGTGTGAGAGTTTGTTGCTTAGTCGTAGAATAGGAGTAGCTTATGTGGTTGTATAAGGTTGTATAATATAGAGAGTGGTGCTCACATGTATGATCTTTTGTGCGGTAGTCTATTTTGTTTGTATCTTTCTACCAGCTGGTCAGTGTTCTTTGAACCGGTCTTTGTACGGTTCTGTCTTGGATATACTAAAGGAAGAAGCACGAGGATAGTGCAGTCTTCTTGGAAGGTACTACCTTTATTTTGTACATATTTATATATTCATAATATTTATATATTTATATTTAAATATTATGAATGTTTGTTATTTAAATATTATATCAAAAAGTAAAAATATATCCAAAAAATCCAATGAATTTAGTATATGTGTGTGTCTTTGATCAGAACCGTTATGAGGTTTTACAACTATGGTTACAATCTCTTGTATTTCAAAAAAAGGCGTATTCCAAAAAAATTCATGTGTTGATCGTCACCACCAACGATTTTCGTCGCACCATCGAAAAGCAACTGTGTGCAGACTTAATTCATCTTTCATGGTTCTATTCGTATGATTTTTTCTGTCTGGATTCATTCCCCCCTGCGTTACTTGAGGCAGGGTACGAACGTCTTTCTATTTTCAACTACCCCAAGATCTACCAATACAACAAGATCCTCTACATGAATACAGATAGGTTGTTTAATAGTGATATCGAGGCTTTATTGGATTGTTACATTGCTCCGAATAAGATTTATGCATTAGAACAAGAAAAGGTGGGTGAGGAATACTTGATTGGAGAAACCCCCCACCCCGACTCCTTCCGTTCCGGAATCCTCTTCTTTTGTAACAGCGCTGCCATCAAAAGTTCATTTAAAGAAATGTCAGAGGACAAGTTGTATAAAAATAAGATATGCCTTAGTTCGGAAATCAATATAATAACCACAAAAGTGGATCATCTCGTGAGCACCATCATCAACAACAGTCAAACCGCCTCGGCGGATACAGTTGGTATACAATCCGGTATAGAATCATTGCAAGAGAAAATTAGCCATTACGACCGTTCCACACCTTCCAAAAAAATTCTTACGATTATGGCATGTCATGTCGATAGTCCTTACAAATATGAAATCGTGCTGAATAACATTCGTTATATAGAGGGTGATTTGATTATTATTAACAGTGAGAACTTACCCTATCATAAATTGCTGTTGAAAAATATTGCGCCAAAATGTAAAAAATATATGGAGATTGAAAATAATGATGAATTAGATATTGGTAAGATGATATATGGATTGCAAAAGGTGGATTACAGTGATTATGATTTTATTGTATTCACCAATGATTCGTTTTGGTTAACGGGTACACTTCGTCCTTGGTATAATGGTATGAAGAAAGAAGACAGAGATTTGTATGGTTATACATCGAACATTGAATACAAGTATCATTATCAAAGTTTTTTATACGGTATTAAAAAAACTGCGATTCCGATACTCCTTGATTTTTATCATGCGAATAGGGAAAAAATTGTTCAAAATGTCATCCATAATTTTGAATTATTATTCACCGACGAATTTTCCGACAAGGCATGTTTTGTCAATGTACCCGATTTTCCAGAACAATTTTCAAGTAATCTATTTTTCTACTGTGATGTATTATACGGGAAACTTTTGGAAGCCAATATTATTAAAATCGTCAAACTCAAAAGAATTTTGGCCGAAAACGGATGAGTCAGTTAGTCGTCAGTCCTCCTTCTCCTCCCACGGCAAATTATGCCGGTATGCGTATTCTACAATGTTTTGGTGTCCGTGTTTCGCGGCAATGGCGGTCGTTCTTTTGTCCCATCCGCCTTTTCCTGTTTCCGGATCACGATGCTGATGACCGTACAAAACAATCTCCAGATTGCCGCTCACCGCACCAAAATAGGTGATGCGTGTCCCAAGAGGACACCCATGGGTATGCGCAAACAACAGACAGTCCCAATGACCGTTTTGCGCGGCCTGAGCGCACGTTTCTTCGTCCCACGGATATTGATGCTGAAACATGAATTCTAAAATCTCAAGATGTCCTTCTTTCGCCGCCAACGTTGCCGATAAATGATTGATCGGATAACCGTGAGAATGGGCATATTCCAACAGACCAAGATGACCTCCTTCGGCGGCCAGCGCGGATGTCCACGGATCCCACACCGTGGAGGGGTCAAATTCTTGAAGAATATACAAGATCATTTCCAAACAACCCATTCGCGCGGCCTCGTAACAAAGATGTGAGGATGACGAACCTCCTCCTCCTCCTTTCGGACAGTTATTTTCATGGGCGTAACGAAAAACGTGCCAATGACCATGTTTGGCCGCAGACGCATACACCTGTTTGTCCCACGGACAATGTTGGGATCGAAGGTAGACAAGGATGGGCAAATGACCGTAGAGCGCAGCGGTACTGCACGTTTCTTCATCCCATGTCGCTTTCTTGTATTCTCGTGCCCACACCAGCCATTCCAATTTCCCTTGCCTCACCGCCGTGTTGCACCATTCACGTTGGTTCCTCCTATCCAGAAAATCCAGAAAATCCAGAAAATCTTTAATCTCTGCGTACACCCACTGATGAGGATTGAATTCCTTCTCCAACAGATCCCGGTTCATTCCCCGTTCTATCAAAACAAACACGCCCGCCGGCAAGGCCGGAAGGGCTAAGTAATCCATCGTGTGCAAGATCCCCACAACATCTTTTCCAAGACAAGATCCTGACGATAATAATAACGACTCCACCTCTTTTACATGTTTTTGGAAACGCCGAGGCAGGGAACACCAAGAATCGTTTTTTGAAATCTCATTCAGCAACCAGCTCATTTTATGGATTGAATAATGATCTTATGATCTTATGATCTTGTCGTCATTTTTATCCTTTATTTATTCCACGGTCACGACCTTGGCAAGATTTCTCGGAAAATCCGGATCAAAACCCAACGATAACGACAGCCGCACCGACAATAATTGGAAAACAATTCCTGCCAATAAAAATGACCATGGGTGCGACGGAACGACAAGCGTTTGGTCGTCGTCGTTGTCGTTGTTGTTTGTCAAGGAGGTAATGACATAAACGGGCGCATTTCTGGATCGGATTTCGTGGATAGCGTTCTGACACTTTGCCGCTCCTTCCGGATCCGTCATAATCATAAAAACGGGGGTGGTTTCGTCGAGGAGAGCGAACGGGCCGTGTTTCAGAGCACCACTCGGATACGCTTCTGCATGGATCCGACACAGTTCTTTGATTTTAAGTGCACCTTCGTGTGCGATAAAGAAATCCATACCCTTACCAAGAATAAACATGGACTTGGTTTGTTTAAATCGTTCTTGTTGATGGATCCATCGATCCAGAACCGATTCTGTGTAAGGAAGAAACTCTTCCACCACGTTGTGAAAATTCGTATACACCCCTGCGTCCGGGAAAACCGTGCCGGCATACCAATGGGCCATAAGCCACCCGATGATGACGGACGAGGTAAAGGTCTTGGTCGACGCCACGCCTCGTTCTTTCCCACAACCCATATACACCCCGGCTTCGACCGTTCGGGCGATCATGGAATCCACCACATTGATGATACCGAGGTGAACGTTCATCGGATCCTGCGTGAGTTTTAGGACATTAAAGAGATCGAGGGTTTCTCCGCTTTGTGAAATAAAGACGGAACAACACCGTTCCTCGTCCTTGTTTTTTTTGGGCAAATCCGTGGATAAAAATTCGGAACCATCGATGGCCTGCACGAAACGCACCGACGTCCATTTCTTGAAAAAATACACGGCGAGCTGCGCCGCGTGATAACTGGTTCCACACCCGAAAAAATAAAAATTCTTGCACCCCCGGATCCTTTCTGCGATCGGATCCAGACCACCAATCTTGATCTTGCCTTGCAAGGGGGACGTAAACCGTGCCCCGTACCGAAGACATCGTTGCACCGTCCTCGGTTGCTGATAAATCTCCATCAGGGTATGTTCTCCCTTTTTCCCCAACGATGTGTTGGGTATGTTGGATAGGGAAGTCATCAAGGATTCCTCGCTCTGACAATGACGGATTTCATAGGGGGTAGATGGTGTCTGATCCGCACCAATCGAATCATGTTGGATACGACCTTCGTCCGAGATATGGATCCGGTGCAAACTGTTGTCGTGAAGGCTCACGTATTTTTCCACCCGCCCACAAAAAGCGCTTTTTTCAGAGGCGATCAAACCCATACGACCATCCGGAGTGATTCCAAGGAGAATGGGACTGCCCTTTCTTGCACAATAAAGTCGTGAAGGAAACATCAAACACTGAATGACAAGACCGTAGGTGCCTTCCAACAACTCCAGGACGTATCGTATGATATTCTCCAATCGTTTCTCTGGATCTGGTTCCTGAGGATAGGTGGAGGAGATCGACACGTAATACGCAATCATGTTCACAATGACCTCGGAATCGGTACCGGATCGAAACACGACTCCTCGTGATTCAAGAAAGACCTTGTGGTCCATGAAATTTTCTATAATACCATTATGGATCAACGCAAACGTGTTGGATACCGTATCAATATGCGGATGCGCATTCTCAATACACACTCCTCCGTGCGTCGCCCAACGGGTATGCGCCATCCCCACCCGGAACTCGTACCGTTCTTTCTGCAACGCCTCCAGAACGTCATCGATACGCAAGGTTCGGATCTGACGGATCTTGTTTTTTTCCTCATCCAAGAATGAAATCCCCACAGAATCATATCCACGATTCAATAACTCCATAATCCCCTGGTACAAGACCGATTTCGATTCCCATCCCGCTTCCACACACAACACACCAATGATTCCACACATAAATAATTTAATTTAATTTATAATTTATAATTTGGATATTTAATAATTATATATTTAGATATTTAGATATTTAGATATTTCCGATATTTCCGATATTCCGAATATGCGTTTTATGCGTTTTATAGGATCCATCATAGGATCCATCATAGGAGCTTGTGTTATGACACGGGCGTTTACAAACATTGTTCCGTGGAAACCACCTTTTATGGACGGCCAAGAAGAAATTAGGTGGTGTCAGACACATTCCGATTGTCCACGATTTTACTATTGCACGTTGTGGTTTGTCTGTCGACGACAAACCCCTCAGATACCGATTCGCATTCCTATCATGTAATAAAATTAAATTTTTTTCTTTGTTTTCTGTTAAATGGACAAACAAAGAAAAATACCGAAAAAAAAGGAGGATAAACCCACCACCACCACCAAATCAAAACCTATAAAACCTAATATTCCTCCAAAAAAGAAAATAGTATTACTCGAGGAAAAACGACCGATCATCGATCATCGACTCTTGGTGGATCGTTCTCCAGATGAGATCAACATCATCATGAACTTTCTGAATAAACGCACCACCACCACAAAAAAAGATTCCACTAAACCGATGAAACGATCGCGATGAATTCATCGAGGAAATCCAGGAATTTTTTCATCTGAGGATGTATGGATTCGGGAGAGGTCGTCACCACTCGGAAAAGAACGATCCGTGTACTTTCGACATCCTGTTGCCTATTCTCCATCTCGGGAAAAGGCGATGGATCATTTTCACGGCGGGAAAACAAAGTTTCGAAATGTCGATATAATTCCAACATCGTTGTCCATACCGACGTATGGACATCCGTAAACGGAGGATAACGAATAAACCAGCTCAATCTTTTTTCAAGACCTTGTAGTTCCGATCTCGCCCAAGCCTCCCGACATCTTTGTTGCCTCTTTACCCGTTTTGCCTCCTCCTCGTGAAAACAACGTCGACTGGCTTCTATCGCCTCCATCATCATACGTTCATTCTCTTCGTCGTTGAACATAGCTCCCAATCCCAATCGCGCCGAAGAAGACCTTGATGTCGCCAACGACGGTGTGGGAGAAACAGACGAAATTAAACGATCCGTTCGAATCTTATCCGGCGCACGGATAGTATCCTCATCCTCCTCCTCCTCCTTTTTCTCAAACCATTGTATGTCTGCCATTGCAGCACCTGCTGCAGCTGTTGGTGGTGCAGGGGGTGGTGATGGTAATGCAACGGCCGACGCGGCAGATGTTCTTCTTGTGGTTCTTCTCATTCTTGTGGTTGTTGCTGTTATATCATCATTAGAATTATTGGAAGTGGTTCGAGTCCGACGTTGTCGTACCGGTGGTGTTTGGTTACTTTCAGTATCATTATTCATTCTTTTATTGATTGGCTTTTATTGATTGGTGATGGATGTATTATATGATTATATAAATTATATAAATTATAATTCGTGTGTTTTCAATTTTTTAATGAGTATTCTATATTCTTTACACCGTCAGACATTTAGTTGACGACGACTGTTGTTTTAATTGTTCGCGAATTTTTTCGGTCCATCCCGTGAGAAGACCGGTAAACTCTTGGTAATCCGGTTTCATAAGCTGAGGATTCATCCCACTCATAATAATATTTCCGCTGTGGAAGACCAGAAACGTGTTGAACTTTTTCTTGGCGCTGCTCAACCGCTGTCGATCCGCCGTATTCAACAACGTATCATAAATGACCATTTCTTCCACCACCTCGGAGTATTCGTCTGAATCTTTCCATGTCATGGTGACAAGGGGAATCTCAAGAATCTTCCACCATTCTTCTGGAATCGGGAATTTGACATTCACCCCTGTGTACCCAAAACTTGTCTCCAGAAGGCTGTAGTAAGGCGTCGATTCATTAATAAGCACATCGAGATTCTGACGATTGATGGTGTGTCCAATATTGAAATCCATATTGGTCATGACCGTCTGAAACGCGATCCGGATACTGTCCATGGGAATCATACCCGGGCAATATTTACGAATCATCAATAAAAACGCAATCACAGAGGCCTGTGCATGCCACAAAAACTTGCACCCCGTGAGCTGAAACTTTCCATTTTTCGAAAGCTTGAAATTGATACACTTATCATCCAGAGACAATACCACATTCAACGCATTCCGAAAGTAACGATCTCTTTTCTTTAATTCAAAAGAGGGGTCCAGCTTCAAATCATTCTTGTAATACATCGCCCTGCACCGAACTTTTGGAATCCATTCTTGCCAATCCACCTGATCCCGATTGACAATCGACGGTTCCTCATTCACCTCCTTGGCCTTCTTCTTTTTTTTACCACCACCACCATTATCCGACGCCGACGACGATTCTTCTTCTTTCACCACCACCACTTCCCCAATCTCGACCGGTATCTCCCCAAAACAACGATCAATCTCCATCGTCAATCCCGAATCCGCAATCACCGTCTGTGTTGATATCTTTAAACTCTCAAATTCCTTCATTTCTTTAACATTAGAGGTTGTATTGTCTTAAGTCAGTTTTTTTTTATGGATTTAAGAAACAAATAACAGTTTTATCAAAATGATACAACAATGGATAACATTCTCCAACCAATATTTTCAGGTGGCGCATATACCGGTCTATGTAAAGCCTGATCAAGACATGTTGTTACTACGTCTGGACTATATGGGATTTTATTTTCCGAGGATCCATTTCCTCAAATTTGGATTCATCAAGAGTCTGTTAACCACCAATATGAAAAGCGATACACGCGATACAGAGTATGAGATATCTCCGGAAAAAAGAGTGGATTGTATCGATCTGACTCGTGATTTTTTAGAACAGGCAGGGATAGAAAGGATCCAGTATGACGAAATGCCAAATTGTATCTACTACCTTCTTATCGGAAATCTACATAACATTAAAAAATACAAATCGTGTTATGAGCCACTGGTTCCCTTTTTTCGATTCTTGGGTTTGGAACAGAAATACTTGGACGAGATGAGATAAATGGGTATAAATAAATGGGTATAAATAAATGGGTATAAATATCAATAAATATCAATAAATATAAATGACTGTTAGTATTCCGTATTATGAAGAGTGTCAGAAGTTATTGGAGGATCACGATACTCTTACCAATAGAGAGTGTATGGATTTGATATGGACGGTGGTGAACGGGTATGGGAATCCGACGGGGGATCCTATCCAGGAATCGTTCTTATATGTTGTGTGTCTGAAGTATGCCTCCTTACAACCATTGTTTTCTGAAGTGAGGCAGAAGGAGGTGGAAAGATGGATGTCGCGAGTAGGGTATGCGCAAATGAACTTTCTGGATCCGGAGGATAACATGATGAAAAACTTGTTGCCGCATCTGGTCAAGACGGTCGCTATTGTGGGTGATATCTTGCATGATCCTGTCTTGTTAGTATGGGCAGACAAATATTTGTTACAGTACATTGATGAAAATCTGTACACAGACGGTTCGTGTATTGATTTCCATGAACGAGACTCATTGACCTATGTCACGTACTCTTTGAATTCGTTGGTCTTGGCGATACCTGCCCTGAAAAAACATTTCCCGTTTACGGATTATTACCGTTACTCTTCCCCTTGTCATTCCAGCATTCAAAAATGTATGGATTTCTTAAAACTGTATATCGAGGGCAAACGGGTGAATATCATGTTTGACAGGACCACCTACGACTCGGATAAGTTGATCCACGCGGATCATTATCAAAAACCGTGGAACAAGAATGATGCCAAACCATTGTTTCTGAATGCGGCGGTCATTGACCCAGAGTGTATGGAATATTATCAACAGTTCTTGGTGTAAATCAAAAGTCGAATTAAAAAATGATATTGGTGTTATGCCTATAAAAAATTAAATAATCAATACGATGAATGATTCTATTCTTTGTCCCATTTGTATGGATCGACCATTACTTCCCGTCAAACTTCGTTCCAATCTTTTCCGTTGCAAAAGACATCCCGGCAAACCTTCCTGTCACGATGTTACCAGGTTATGTTTGTTTTGTGCACGCAAGTACCTGCATATGGACAAACCGATGGAAGAACGACCGGAAACCATCAAATGTCTTACGTGTCCAAAACAGGTGGATCCCCGTCGCATTCGTCGTCCGGATTTTGCGTACGAAAGGGATTGGATGTTGATGGCGATGGACACCCAGAAAGATCACAAGTGTTTCTACAGCACCGATGGGTGTTCCTTTGTCGGGGATCAGAGCCAGCTTTTGCGTCATATCCAGACCCAGTGTTCCTACCGGCTCACAGGATGCAAGTGTGGAAAAATCTATCCTTTGCATCGTATGCTCGAGCATGTGCGGAATTGTTCCTTGTACCGCCGATGTTATTTTTGCAAGGAGACAGAGGAGGTGTTTATCCAGATCGATCAGGTGGTCCATCATCTCGAAAACGTTCATCACATGAAATATTGTTCGAATAATGGTTGTACGCTCACAGTTCCTCTCCATGAATACGAAAACCACTGTGAACAACAGTGTATTTTTCGCATCGTCCAGTGTGCCATCTGCACCCAATCGTTGATGTTTCATTCTCTCAAAACCCACATGTATGATCATCTTCAAAATTATAACCTTGACCTTCAAAATAAAATCACAGAGATGCGTACGATTGAACTTGATATCCATAACACCATTGGGATTCTTTCCGATATTTTACTGAAAGAATAATTTTGTGCGTATGCGCCGCACACCGCGCTTGTTGGATAGTCATCGGAAGTCACCAGGAAACCCTGGCAACAGTCGATCGGTGCTCCTTGTGGAGCCCTCTCTCCCCCCGCCGGCAGGGGTATTTAAAGAAAAAATCCTATCATTTATCTCTTTAAATACATACCCCCGCCGGTGGGGGGAAGGAGGGCTGTGCGTATGCGCCGCACACCGCGCTTGTTGG